ATAGAGCTTAAATTCGCTCAGATCCACTGGGATGAAGACAAGGATAAGGAGCTTTCTGTAAACGAAAGAGCTGCAACCGCGATTTATGTCTGTCAGGAATGCGGATGCGAGATCACGGATGCTCAGAAACTGAGGATTCTGAGAACAGGGCGCTGGAAAGCAGTAAACAAAAAGGGCGTCGGAAGAGCCAAGAGTATAGGCTACTGGATATCTTCACTGTATTCGGTATTCCTCAAATGGTCTGACATCGCAGAGGAGTTTCTTAAAGACAAGGATGATCCGGAGAAGCTGCAGAATTTTGTCAACTCATGGCTTGCGGAGCCGTGGGAAGATACACAGCTCAAGACTAGCGAAGATATGGTGATGGAACGACAGACTGAGGTGCCTCAGTACGTGGTTCCGGAGTGGGCAAAGATGCTCACAGGAGGCGTGGATGTGCAGGAATCATCACTGTACTACACCATAAGAGCCTGGGGAGATTACACAACCTCACAATGCATTGCTCATGGCCAAGTGCTTAGCTTCCGGGATATCGAGAATGTCATGAATCTCGAATACGAGAAGGAAAACGGAACAAGATACATCGTAAACATGTGTCTCATCGATTCCGGATATCAGCCTGATGATACATATGATTTTTGCCTTAATAACTCGGATTGGGCGTTGCCTGTCAAGGGCGCATCAAATCCGATGAACGATAGATACAAGATATCTAAGATCAACAAAGAGGGTAGTAAAGCCTACGGGATGCAGTTAGTAATCGTTGACGGTGATCAGATAAAAGACTCAATAGCCGCCAGGATGAAACGTCCAAATGGCACAGGCTCATGGATGGTCTATAAGGATACCGACAGCAACTATGCAAGGCAGGTCACAGCAGAGCAAAAGATCACCGTCAAAAAGGACGGTACCTTGAAATCTCACTGGGAACCTAAAACCTCGCACGCAGACAACCACTATCTGGATTGCGAGGTTTATGCGATGGTTGCCGCTGAGATGTGCGGAGTGAGATCTCTGCACCTGCAGGCTCAGGAACCTGAGACAACAAAGGTACAAGAGACGCAGCAGGCGTCAAGTGGGAATGATTCCGGATGGATGGCCGGAGTAGGCGAAAACTGGATGGAAGGAGGTTAAAAATGGCAGTTGATAATAATGCCTTAGGGGCTACACCACAGGAACAATTAAAAACCGTGAATGAAGCTATCTCCTCGATCCTTATCGGAGGGCAGAGTTACAAGATAGGTTCTAGATCGCTGACAAGAGCAGATCTGGCACAGCTCAGAGCTATGAAAAGGGAGCTTGAAGCCGAGGCAGTACAGGAACGTTCTGATCTGTTCGGCGATACTTACGTAGGAATATTTGATGGGAGATAAGCTATGGCGAATTGGTTAGACAATGTGATCGGATGGATATCTCCGGAAGCAGGATACAAGAGACAAGCATATAGAAAAGCTCTGCAGCTCCAGAAAGCTTATGATGCCGGAACTTATTCCAAGCAGAATCAGAACTGGAGAGTATTTAACGAATCTGCAGAAGTAGAAGATTCGTGGAACAGAGACATCGTAAGAGCAAGAGCGAGAGATCTCGAAAAGAATTCAGACGTTATGAACTCCGTCATAGGAGCCTATAAACGTAATGTATTCGGTCGGGGATATCGCTTAAGAGCCATGACAGGTGATGGAGAGATAAGCACAAGCCTTGAAAAGGCATGGCTCAAATGGTGTAAAAAGCGGAATTGTGATGTTACTGGGACGCAGAACCTCGACCAGATGCTCCGCATGTGCATCGAGCGAAAAAAAATCGATGGCGGCATCATCCTCCTGAAACGTTATACGAGCGATGGGTTCATACCATTCCAGCTTCAGGCGCTTGAAGTTGATGAGCTGGATACACTGGCAACGGAACCTTCACAGAAGGGAAACAAGGTTGTAGGTGGCATCGAGTACAACCCATGGAATAAGCCGGTAGGGTACTACTTCCGGAGATACTCGACAGATGGTTTCACGGTGGAGAATACGGAATTTGTGGAAGCAAAGGACGTTATATTCATGTATTCAAAGCGCAGGCCCTCGCAGATACGCGAGATGTCTGATATGTCTCCGACCATCACAAGGATAAGGGACATAAATGAGTTTATACAGTCAGTATCAGTGAAAGAGCGTGTGCTTGCCTGCCTTTCGGTGTTCATCAAACGTGCGGTACCGCAGTCCTTAGGACGATCAAATCCATCGGACGGCGGGAACGGAGAAAGATATCAGGGCAAGATGCTCACTCCGGGTATGATCCAGTACCTTAATCCGGGGGATGAAGTTCAGACAGTTATACCTGCAGGAGCCGCTACCGATGCGACTCAGTTCGTTAAGCAACAGATGCGTATGACTGGTTCCGGACAGGGCCTTTCATACGAAACTGTATCAAGAGATATGTCGGAATCGAATTATTCGTCTGCAAGGCAGGGAATAATCGAGGATGAGATGACATACCAGGAAGATATCGAGATGCTCACGGATGCTCTGGATGAGATTTATGAGACGTTCGTCATATCCTGCGTGTTGTCCGGAAAGGTTCAGATCAGGAACTTCTGGTCAGACAAAGAGACATATCTCGAACATAAATGGATAAAGGCTCCCAAGAAGTGGATTGATCCGGCCAAAGAGGCGAATGCTAACAAGACAGCACTTCAGACCGGTGAAAAGACATTTGCAGAGCTTGCATCCGAGAACGGCAGAGACTGGAAGGAGCAGATCGATGAGATGGCAGAGATTCAGGAATATGCCGAACAGAAAGGTGTAGTAGTAGGAGGGATAATCAGTGGAAACGCGAAGTAAGGAGAAAGAAAAGAAGCAGCGCCTTGAACGAACGTTTGCCATAACCACCCGGGCGGTGGACGAGGAAAACAGAACTGTAGAACTTTCTTTCAGTTCTGAGGAGCCTTATCAGAGATGGTGGGGCACAGAGATACTCGATCACTCAGAGGGTTGTGTAGACCTGACAAGGCTTCAGGAAATCGGATGCGTCCTGTTCAACCATAACAGGGACAAGGTCATCGGAAAGCCGCTGAGCGTGTCTATTGAGAACAACAGAGGTATCGCAAAGGTACAGTTCGATGAAGACGAAGAGTCGGATATCATCTACCAGAAGGTCAAAGGCGGTTCGCTCAAGGGCGTGTCCGTAGGCTATACGGTAGACATCTGGGAGGATATAGCAGCAAACAAGAAGTCTGCAGACGGAAGATTCACAGGCCCGGCATCCGTGGCCAAGAAGTGGATACCGTTTGAGATATCCATCGTTTCCGTTCCGGCTGATACGACAGTCGGAGTAGGACGTTCCGAAGAGGAACAGGGTAATACAGGGAGATCGCTAGGCTACTTCAGCCGGCAATTTCAATACAATCAAAATATTTTTTCAAACGGAGGAAAAAGAAAATGACTAGAGAACAGTTACTTGCACGTCAGCAGGAACTTCTCGACGCAGCGCGGGCTGAGCAGCGAGATCTGACACCGGAGGAGCAGGCTCAGTTCGATGAATGCCAGAGACAGCTTGATGCTATGGGAGCACCTGAGAACAACAATCCTAACATGGGACAGAGAAATCTCGGTGGAGACGATAACGGCTCCGGTGCACGTCCTGATGACAGCGAAGCAGCCCAGAGAGCTGTAGCGGCAGAGAGACAGAGAGTTGCAGAGGTCACAGAGCTCTGCAGATCATTCGGAATTGATGCGACTCAGTATGTGAATAATGGTTCCACCATTGAGCAGACAAGAGCAGCAGTCCTTGAGGAACTTAAGAGGACACACGCACCTATAGGCGCAAGAGTGACACAGGATGAGGGTGATAAGTTCAGAGCGGCAGCAGCCGACGGACTTGCAATGAGATCCGGTGTGGCTGTAACAAATGCTGCTGAAGGCGCCGAGTCCTTCCGCAACATGGACCTTCGCTCACTCGGACAGGAGTGTCTTATCAGAGGCGGTATGGATTCCATGAGAGTGCGTTCAATGTCTTCTGACGAGGTCTTCAATGAGCTCACAAGACAGGCTTTCAATCCGACATCTGCATTCCCTGCGATCATGGATGCAGCAGTAAATAAGTCAGTAGTTGAGATGTATCAGCATGCACCTACTACCTTCCAGCTCTGGGTGACAGAAGGCTCAAAGAGCGACTTCAAGGAGACTAAGGACCATGAGTACGTGATCAACTCTGTGGGTGATTTCGATGAGGTTCCTGAGAACGGAGAGCTCAAGAACTCAAAGATTGACACAGAGCTTCTTCCTTCATCAAAGCTCAAGACCTATGGCAAGCAGTTTACTATGACAAGGCAGGCATTTATCAATGATGATATCGGTCTTGTCACACGTATGCCTGGTCTTTATGCAGTAAAGGCAAAGAAGACTATCGATAAGCTTGTTTATAAGACCATCTTCGATAACAAGAAGATCTTTGATGGAAAGACTCTTTTCCATGCAGATCACCATAACGTTATTGCACAGGGAACAGCTCCTACAGTTGCATCCATCCAGAAGATGATCCTCACTATGCAGCTTCAGAAGGACCAGTTCGGAGAGCCTATCTATGTTATACCGAGACACATCGTTGTTCCTGTAGGTTACGGATTCGATCTTTACACAATCCTTCACTCTGCTCAGACTCCGGGAACAAACAATAATGACAAGAACGCTCTTGCAAATCTGAGCTATCCTCTTGACGTTATTGAGTCACCACAGCTCAACGCTATGGCTGAAGCAAATGCAATCCCTTGGTTCATGGTTGCAGATCCTCTTTCAGCTCCATCTGTCGGTGTTGATTACCTGAATGGTAAGAAGACTCCTACAGTAAGACGTATGGAGGCAGCAGGCACCCTTGGATTTGTATGGGACGTATATATCGATGCAGGTATCTGGGTACGTGATTTCCGCGGTATCGTAAAGAACCCGGGTGTTGCTCTCAGCATCTGATGAGAAAGGAGAATGAATATGTCAGCAAGTTATCTTCAGAGAGGTGAAGCTCTCGACTACCCTAATGCGACTGGTGAAAAGATTGACGCAGGAACAGTCGTAGTTCTGACAGCCGGAAAGGCAGGAAGAATCGGTGTAATCGGTACTGATATTCCGGATGGTGAGGTCGGAAGCGTACATGTTGCAGGAGTATTTGAGATGCCTAAGTCTAGTTCCAATGCGCTCACACTCGGCGAGGCGGTTTACTGGAACGGTACCGGCATCACTGAGGCAGACAATAATGGTGAGGAAACACCAACCTACTACCCTGCAGCGGGATATGTTGCATCAGCTGCAGCAGCAGGTGACAGCACGGTCGCTGTCAAGATCGGATGAGCCTATGTTGATAGCGAAATCAACGATCTTTTATCATAACCATCAGTATCTTCCGGGGGATGAACTCCCGGAAGACTCTGAGGAGA